GAGAACGAAAGCCAATAAAGGAGAGGGCCTGCTACGCTTGGATTATTCCCATATTCCGAAAGAGGAACCGAAGAAAAGATATAAGAGATGGGAGAGTAAGAGAGCAGGCTCGAAGAGTGGAATAGAGGCTCTATTCCATAATCCAGAATATAGAATGGCACTCGCTCAGCAGATCGGAGCATCTATCCAGGGTAACGTAGCCCGGAATATACTTTGTCCAGCCTGTAACCAAAGAGAAGTCTACTTCTCAATCGATCCCGATCTTCTGCATGCAGTGAGATATCCACACTGTAACCGGGCTAATAAATGCGGATGGTGGGGATACTTGGAGAATCTAGTATGAGATCTAGTAAGAAGATACCTACGCTTCCTATGAACTGCACCTCCTTCGGATTGCATATCTTCAGATACGCAGAATATAAGGAGATGACCTTGCACGAAGTAGCGAAGGGAGTAGGGATTAAGGTTAATACACTACGAGCGTATATGAGCGGTAAGAGATATCCGAAGTTAGATGTATATCTCGCTATATGTGAGGTCTTAAGCGATACAAGAGAGGAGTATAATATGCTCCTTCTGAGAGGGATAAGATCTACTGGGGAGAATGCACTAGCGGAGAGAAGGCTACGTATTAAGGAAAAACACAATAAGAACGATAACCAATAAACACAAAAATACGGAGGTACTATGTATTTTAATAAATGGTTAGCAGAGCAACTCGAAGGGTTGCCAATAACACGAGCAGAACTCTCGAAGTTATCGGGAGTGAGTTATAGCAGCATGAATGGATCTAAGAGATTCTCTCCTCGGATCTCGAATCTCGTGCTATTATGCGAGGTGCTCAACCAAGTAAAGGGAGGATCTCTCCTTGATCTTAACCGATTGATTATAGCAGCGATTGCTAACTGCGGAGTAGAATATGCCTACGCAGTACGAAGATTACAGGAGTAAGCACAATGAACCAAGAACAAATGAAGAAGATGTTAGAGATCGCTAAGCAGATAGGACAGGAAGCGGAGTATAAGTTCGCTCCAGAAGAGGCTAATATCGATGTATGGGATATGCTGCAGAAGTCAGAAGCGAAGTATAACAAGGATGGAGAACTTACTAGAACTCCCAAGCCTTATGCCAATAGAAATAATATAGCCCTCATCTTAGAGAACGATCCTATCTATTCGAGCCTCTGTTATAACGATCACAGTAATAAAGTAATCTGGAAGGAGAGAGAGTTATGGGATCCGGATCTCGAGGATATTGGACTCCATATCGAAAGAGCATATAACATTAGATATCCTAGCGCAGATATCAAGAGAGCAGTACTCCGGGTAGCCCATAAGAATATCCAAGAGAATATCAAGGCATGGGTTACTAATCTTCCTAAGTGGGATGGAGAGCAGAGAATCCATAATCTATTCCGCAATGTATTCCGAGCGCAGATTATCCCAGGCTCCGAGCAACTTATACAGGAGATGTCTAAGAAGTGGATTATCTCTCTCGTTGCTAGAGTTATGAAGCCCGGATGCAAGATGGATACCTTCCTTGTACTCTGCGGAGAGAAAGGCTTGGGTAAGTCTACAGGATTAAAAACTCTCATTGGAGAGGATTGGTTCTCGGATTCTCCGCTCGATATCTCCAAGAAGGATTCTCTAGAGTTAATCCATAGTACAGAATCTTGGTTATGGGAACTAGCAGAGCTGCACTCCTTGCAAGGAAGAACAGCAGATAACTTTAAAGCGTTCATCTCCTCCGCAGAGGATAAGTTTAGACCATCTTATCAGCAGTTTCCAAAGAGTTATCTCCGTAGAGTAGTTTTCGCTGGGACCTCCAATAACTATCAGTTCTTAAGCGATGGACCGGAGCGGAGAGTATGGCCTATTACGGTTACTCAGCAAGTAGATCTCGAATACTTAAGAGCATGGAGAGAGCAACTCTTCGCAGAAGCCCTCGAGGAATACTTACAGGGAGAGATCTGGTATCTAGAATGGGAATCCCAGCGGATGCTCTCAGAACTGCAGGAGGCTTATATTATCGATGATCCTTGGGCTATCAAGGTTAGAGAGGCGATCGCAGGAGGAAAAAATAATACTACTGAGATCATGAACTATCTAGATCTTCCAGTATCACAGCAGCATACGGGGAACGCTAAGCGGATAGCACAGATCTGTAAGGAGAGCGGATACAAACAAGTAATATTGGATGGGCAGAGGATATGGAAGAGAAAGTAAGAAGATACAGTATCGGAAGCCTATTCGCAGGTATTGGAGGATTCGAACTCGGATTGGAGAGAGCGATCCCCGGAGCATTTACTCAATGGCAAGTAGAGCAGAATAACTTCTGTCAGAAGGTACTCGCTAAGCACTGGCCCGAGGCTCGAATCTATGAAGATGTAAGAAACATAACGAAGAACAATGTAGAGCAAGTGGATATCCTATGCGGGGGATTCCCTTGTCAAGATATTTCAACCGCAGGAAAAGGAGATGGATTACATGGAGAAAAATCTGGTCTTTACTGGGAGATGCATCGTATTATCGATGAGTTACAGCCCAAAGCAGTTATTATGGAGAACGTTGCAGCGATCACTATTCGAGGGCTTGGAACAGTACTTGGATCGCTATCCGAAATCGGGTACGATGCGGAATGGTGTACTATACGAGCGAGTGACTTCGGAGCCCCTCATAAAAGAGCGAGATGGTTCTGTATCGCTTACCCGAGAACGATTGGATACTATATTAGCAATGAACGGAGGCTCTCTTCCTACTCCAACCAAGACCGATCACAAGATGAACCCACTAACACCGAGCAGGCATACAGGGAAGTATCAGAGATGCTTAAACACAGTAGTGGGAGAGTATATAAAGAAGAGAGAAATTACTGGAACGAATTTCCGATTGAGTCCTCAATTTGTAGAAGAGATGATGGGATTCCCAATAGGGTGGACAGAATTGCAGCCCTAGGGAATGCTATTGTTCCTCAATGCTCAGAATGGATAGGGAAGCAACTCTGGGAGAGTGGAATCTTACAGGCTGGAGAATATAACGGATAGTACTTGTAATCCATCCTCAGATAGTATATATTGCTTCTGTTGGTTGGATTGAATGTTTTTGTTCTTGGCATGATATCTTGAGTCCGGAGTTCTCTCCGGGCTCTTTTTGCGTTTAGAATCCTATGCAGAACTATAGTAATACTTGATATCCAGTAAGAAAAATAAACCAGATGCCTCCGTATCTAGTAAAAAATACAGTAAATAACACAAAAAATACAGTAAATAACACTAGGTTTATTCTGCGATAACTCCGATAGATAGAGAACGAAGTACCAAAAATAGCCCTATATTAGTACTCAGTTTATATAGAGAATATAAATTGATATACTTATTTATATTATATATACACGCAGCAAGGCTCGAAGCCCTATATATTAGCACTTCGAGCCCGTAGCAGCGATAGTATCGTAGATTTTACCTAGTGTTATCTAGTGTATATCTAGTGTTATCTAGTGTTATTCATTAGATCGAAGGCTTCTGATTGCACGCTTAACCCAAGATCGAGCAGGAGTACCTCCCCAGAGAGCCCAGGCCACAGCAGCCTTACTCGTTTTATCTTGCCTTGCTTTCGATTCTGCTTCCGCTTCTCCATGTCTAGCGAACCAAGCATCCATTAACTCTAACTGCTTTAAGTCTACTTCTCCTCGTGCTAATCTTCTAGCGGTTCTCATTCCAGTACCGGGAACTCTCTTCCCTCCCTCATCTTTATACGCTGCACGTTTACTAATGGGCTGCTCGAGGTTATAGTTTATTGCACGCTGGGCTATTACTTGTATCTCTCGTGGGACTTTAATTGTAGGCATGAAGCCTCCTATATATGCTAAGGTAATATTATGAAAATGAAGAAAAAGAAACAGATTCCAGAACTCGAAGGCATCTCCCTCTCGGAACTCTTTCCCGGTATTGAGATCGAAGAGAACTTCCAGATCTCTACCGCTCAAGCGTTCCTAGAAGCACAGATCGAAGAGATGCACGAGGCTATCTGCTGCGATAGTATTGGAGATACTAGCATTATAACAGTTAATGGAGAGATCTACATATATGCCAAATGGGATATGAACGGAGTAGATCTAGACTTCCGTAACGAAGGCTTCCCCGCTCTAGGATTAATGGGAGCGATACTCTCTACTATAAACCATGTAAGAGGACACGATGGAGAAGAGGATAGCGAAGATTATGAGGAGATCTAGAGAAGATAATCTGCTAATCAGTTACAAGATTACTCGCTTATTAAGAGAGGGCTATCGATGGGAGCAGGCTGCAGCGATAGCGATGAGAATGTATAAGGATGGAGAACTAAGAGGATCTACTCCATACTCCAAGCCTAAGAAGCGAAAGAGAAGAGAAGAACGCAGAAGAGATAGATATCGGAGATAAGATGTACAATAAACCGAAGAAGAAGAAAGCACCCAATAAACCTAAGCGCAGAACTACTCGAAGGAGATAGAGATGGCTGCTAAGGTTCCAAAGAAATATACTCGAGGACTCGGAGAGAGTACCCAGGCCAGAAGGAAAGCAGAGATCCGAAAGAGAATAAAGGGGAAAGAATCCTTTAAGCCTCTTCCGGGAGATGCTCGAGCAGAGACTAAGCCCAGCAAATATACCCAGCGTATTAAGAAGAGCGGGCTCCGATCTGTTATCCAAGAGGAAGCAGTTAAGAAGGAAGGGAAGCCTCGAGAGAGATTTATTAAAGCAGTAGCCTCCGTTACAGATATTCCAAGAGGGATTATCCAAGAGGTATTCGATAAAGGTCTAGCAGCCTGGGCAGTAGGTCATAGACCAGGAGCAACCCAAGAGCAATGGGCTAGAGCTCGTGTATATTCTTTTCTATCGAAGGGAAGAACGGTAGAGACTGCAGATAAGCAACTCTTCGAGAAAGCGAAGGAATCACTTAAGAAGAAGGGGAAGCGGTTCTCCTTCTAGACAAAATAACAATACTTATCCATAAGTAGAGGTACAAGATATGGAAATAAAATTATTAGCAGCCCCTCTCGATATGCCAGAGGCTGTAGATTACATAGAGCAGGAACTAGAGAAGATGGATCCTCTCTTTATAATGGTTAATCTCAATCGATTATTAGAAGATGGATTCTCAGAGAAACAGATACATGAACTTGTATCCTCAATATCGAAGGGCTCCCTTAACTCTCTTCATTTAATGCAGCCAAAGGATAACGAGTTCTTCTATACTAATGAATGGTTAGAGAGTCTCTACCGCTCTTGGGATACTATCGCTAGGGTTCTATGGTGGCAGCCCTCCTACATGCCAGAGGGCTCCGCAGAGGGCTAGGCTATAGGCATGTGTACCTAGGGTACCCCCCCCGCACTGCACTCACCACGAGATTTTTTTGATATAGGTAAATTTTTACAGAAAAAAGAGGATAATACGATGCCTAAACCGAAGGGAAGGAAGAGCAAATTTACAGAACCAGTACGAGAGCGGATAATCGAGGCTCTCCGGGCTGGTACTACTTATGAGATCGCTGCTCAATATGCAGGGATATCCAGGAGTACTCTCTACGAGTGGATTAAAAAGGGAGAAGGATTCGAGAGCGGAGTGTATCGTACTTTTTACGACAATATAAAAAAGGCAGAAGCGGAGGGAGCAGTAGTACATCTCGGAACGATAGCCCAGGCCTCGAAGAAAGATTGGAAGGCAGCAGCATGGTTACTCGAGAGAAGGCATGGATACTCTAAAGATGGTGTACTTAAAGAAGATAAGCAGATAAAAGAGGCTCCTCTTCCATCAAGTATGCTCGAACTCATGAAGATCCAAGCGAAGGAACTACGCTCCAGTATGGCTAAAGCAGAATCCTCGCAATCTTGGCAAGCGTACGCAGCACTCCAGAGACAACTCCTTCAAGTAGTACAGCAGATAAGACAGATCGAAGCGGAGGAAGGTATGGGAGATGAACTCGAAGGATTAACGGATGAGCAACTCTTAAGCGAGATCACTTCTGCTATTGTATCTCTCCCTCCAATCCTTAGACAGAGGCTCGAGGGTACGATACACTCTATGCAAGATGTTATCCATATTCCACAGGTAAAAAAATGACAGTACTACAGATTATTCTCATCTCTGCGATGGGAGGCTCTCTTCTAACTACTGGAGCAGTACTCGCTCTCGAGAACCGCTCTAAGAACTGGGAGAAGTTATCCACAGATCAAGCGGAAGTTATCAACAGTCTAGCAACGCTGCAGAACTCAATCCATAAAGAGGAACTCGATATCCGTAAGAGTTTAACCGCTCCAGATCTTATCGAGGTTCCCTGCTCTGCGGACTTCATCTTTAAGAATGGAGAGGGACTCTGTAGAGAGATGTTCTGTAGACTGCAGACAAGAGAAGGAGATGGGGCTTCTCAATCGGAGTGTGAAGAGATCGCTAATCTGAATAACACCATCTCGATTCTTAGCGAGTGTAAGAATATGGAAATAGAGATAGATCAATGCTTAAAAGTACTCGATACTCGAAAGTAGAGAAAAAATGCGAGGTTTGCGGGTGCATTCCTTGCGATTGTCATGGGGTAGAGGATGAACTTCGGATTATGGGTACAATTGGAACTCATGAAGCACGAGAAGAGCCTAAGCTGGTTAGCTGGCAGGATAGGCTCTCATCCTTCTCTCTTGTGCAAGTGGAGGGCAGGATTATCGAACCCAAAAACAGAATACTTCTTTCTAGTATGCAAAGAGATCTCCCTTCTGAGGAAGGAACCGATAGAGAAAACGATAAGAGAGGGAGCAGCAGCGATGGGGATTAAGTTCTAATGAGCATCCGGGATACTACAAAGAATCTAAGGAGATTAAGGAATAGAGCTACGCAGAATCCGCTTGCTTACTTCTGTCCTACTCCTCCGCAAGAGGCTTGGCTACGAGATCCCAGCAAGATTAAGTTACTACTCGGAGGGAACCAAGTAGGAAAAACTTACGCTCAGACAGCAGAACTCCTTTATAGATGCCTAGGGAATCATCCGTATCTTAAAACAGATCCTCCTCCTATCCAGGCCTTCTTAATTACTCACTCTCACCAGCAGAGCATAACGATCCAAGAGAAACTCTATGCGATGTGTCCTAAGGATGCTCTCCATCCTTCCTGCGAGTTCGTACCGGGGAGAGGCTTTCGAGGAATCCATCCAGTAGTAAGATTTAATAATGGGAGCATGATACATATTAAGACTGCTAACCAAGGGCTCGGACTTGCTTCCGCTACAGTGGGTTACGTTGCAATAGATGAGCCTGTATCCCAAGATGTATGGGGAGAACTTGCTGCTCGTGTTCTTCGAGGAGGAGCGGGAGGTACTACGGGTACAATTGGAATAACGATGACTCCAGTGGGTCAAGATGTATCCTACCTTAAAGAACTAGTAGATCAAGGGAGAGTTACTTGCCATAGGGCTCCCCTTACAGTAGAAGAGACTACTCCGAAGTATTGCAAGCCGATTATATCCCAGAATCAGATCGATGCAATCTCCCAGACTTATCTCCCAATAGATAGAGCCGCTCGATTAAATGGGGATTGGGTAGTAGGTATTCCGGAGGGGAGAGTATTCGATCAGTTCTCCGAAGATATGATATCTAAGGAACCTGCTCCAATGGGTAACTATTCCTTCTGCGTAGGAGTGGATCATGGTTCCCAGCCTAATGCGCAGGTAGCAATCCTCGCAGCGGTAGAGATGAGTGATAGTTCTAAACCTTGGGTATATGTTCTCGATGAATATGTAAGCGGTTCCGCTCCTCCGGAAGCCCATGCTAGAGCGATATTGGAGATGCTGAGTAGAAACTCTATCGAGGCTGCATCCTGCAGATGGACCGGAGATAATATCCATTACGGAGGCTCCGGAGGTGGGAAGATGAGTAACTCGCTACTTATGAAGGCTTTCGAGAGAGTTATGGGTTATCCTCAAGGTAATCTCCCCTTCCGTATTCGTACTATCAAGAAGCCTCGTTATAGTGTATATTATGGTAGCGCTATGATACACTCGATTATGGCACGAAGGCAATTTTTTATCCATCCTAAATGCGAGCGGTTAATCCTATCGCTGCAGCGGTGGACAATGAAAAAGAACCAGAGTGCTAGAAGTAGAGATGAGTGGGGTCATTCGGTCGATGCTCTTCGATACTGTGTCGTTCCAACCCTAGAAACTAATAAACTAAATATCCCCGGTAAACTAAGGATCTATTGATATGTATATTAACCTACCTATTAAGCCTCTCGCTCCTACTGCAGATGAGCAAGAAAGATGGAGTCACACAGCACTTAGAAAGCGAATGATTATCGGAGCATGGGAGCAAGATCTAGAAGATGAACTCGCTAGGCATCTTCCAGCAGATCGGAGAGAGGCTTGGGGTCCTGCGGATCTCTCCTCCAATCCATTCGAGCAGATCACTAGACAGTTATCAGTTTTATATCATGAGGTCCCAGCAGTTACTAATCTTAACGGAGATATCTCTGCTCTAACTGCTCGAGAGGGATTGGTTACCCAGGCTGGACTATGGCAGCTCATGCAGAGAGCGCAACAGATGGTAATCGGATTACGAGAGAGCGCAATCCGAATAGATGTTAATCCTCATGTAAAAGGATCTCCTACTATCGCTCCTGGTATCCAATACCGGATCGTTACTCCAGATCTCCTATATTGCGAAGCCCATCCGGACCAGCCCGATATCCCCGTTTATTATCAAGAGGCTAGGCTCCGAGAGTTCGAAGGGAAGCCTATCTGGGTAGCAGATGTACTCGATATCCGTAATCCAGAGGAGCCTATCTTCGGAATGTACGAGATCGGTAAGGATGGATCTCTCGGTAAGGATATGAGCGTAGAGTTCATGGGCCATCCTACTCACAGAGGAGCGGATTATCCCTATCGAGATGGAGAGGGTAATCCCTTCCTTCCTGTAGTTCTATACCATGCGGAGAAAACTGGATTCTTATGGGATGCTTATAACGCTTCTCAAATGCTCTATGGCTCCCTAACGAGCGCAACCCTGTACAGTATGTGGGTTCATTTGGTGAGGGATGCCTGCTGGAGCCAGAAGTACGTAGCCGGATTATCTGTAGCAGGACTCTCGCAAATAGATCAGAATGAGATTGCTCGGAGATCTTCGATTGCTACCGATCCCTCTTCGATTCTCGTATTTACTCAAGATCCGGATGCTCAAGGCCAGCCCCTCGTAGGCTCCTTCTCGATTCCTACCGATCCTCATGCTCTGTTAGAGTCTATCTCTAAATATGAGATGAGAGTAGGACTAGCAGCAGGACTCTCTCCAAGCGAACTTAGCAGAACCAATGGAGATCCCCGCTCTGGTTATGCTCTCGCAGTATCGAAGAGTGGACAAAGAGAAGCGCAGAAGAAATTCGCTCCCGTATTCCGCTTGGGAGATGAAGAGCTCTTAGCTAAAACTGCTATGCTCGCTAATCGCTTCCTCGGAACATCTCTCCCAGAGGCTGGATATAGAGTATCCTATCACTCAATGCCATTAACTCCGGATGAGATGAGAGCGCAGAGAGAGGATATTATCGCTAAGATGCAGGCAGGATTAATCTCTCCAGTGCAAGCGGTTATGATGATGTATGATGATATGGATGATCGAGAGGCTCGAGAGTATCTTCTACAGATTCGAAGAGAGAGAGCGGAGTTTATGTAATGAACTGCGAAGAGTGTAATAAGCCCATCCAGGAGATAAAAGATTCTATCGTAGAATGGATCTCATGCGAGGAATGGGCTCTCTCTATGTATGTTAGATTGGTCCATCCGGGCTGCTGCTATTACGAAAAGAGAAGGTATATACTCGAGGAGATGGATGCTAATGATCATTGGTTACCCCTCGCAGAGATAGAGACTCTTATCGATATAGCCTGGGAGATGCCTTGGGATGATAAGATTCTAGCAGAATCTTCATTTATTCGATATATTAGACAAAGAAACCATAACGGAGGTACAAACGATGAAAACAATTAATCACGAGGGAGTAGAGTACGTACTTAAAGCGGATATCGAGGCTGCTTTTAAGGATAGAATCTCTAAACTCAGTGCTCGAGCAATCCAAGCGGAAGAAGCAGCGAAGGCTCTCCAAGATACACTCGATAATCAATCCGGAGAACTTACTAAGATCTCTACATTACAAGAGAAGGTAACTACTCTAGAGCAATCTCTACAGGAAGCGGAGAGTAAGTACTCTCGAGTATCTATGCTCTCGGATCTAGGTTTTACAGATCCAGATCTTAGAGATGCTGTAGAATGGGCTTATAGTAGATCGAATAGCGATACATCTCTAGAAGAGTGGATTAAGGGTATCAAGGAGAATCCAGCGGAGGCTCCTATGGTTCTTAGACCTCATCTCCAAGCGAAAGCAACTCCAGAGGCTACCGCAGAAGCATCTCCAACCGCAGAAGCAACCCAAGCAACTCAAGCGGAACCAGTAGAGAATCCTTCTCTCCTTCCTCCTCGGACTAATACAGGAGCGAAACCTGCTCCAGTACAGAGCGGAGATATCCTCTCGAGAGTAGGAAGCGGAGATATGGATTTTTATGAGCAGAATCACGAGGCTATTAAGAAAGCCTGGAGACAACAGAAGAGAACTCGAACTTATTAAAGATACATTCTAGGAGGTACTTATGGCACTTGATCTACGAGGAGAGAGAGCAGCCTGCTTCGTGAAAACATTCACAGCAAATCAAACAGCAACGGAGATCCAGATCCCCGCGATTGCTTCTACTGTTACTATCGGATCTGAGCAGCACTCTATCTACTGGAGTCATGAAGGAACGGATGGACAGATTCTTGGAGCGAATAAAGATTTTATCGCAGGAGGAGCGAAGATAGCAGTTAAAGCGGGTAGAGGTCGTAATAAGATGGATACTATCTATATCGCTACCAAGAGCTCTTCCTCTGCTACAGTTACTCTAATCTTCGAGGAGGAATAATGGCTCTATATTCTTCTCCGGGTTCTTCTAGACCGGAAGTCCATACCTTCTCTAATTCTACTCAAGTAATCATTACTCATAATCTGGGCTATAAACCTATGGTAGAGATTATCCTAAGCGATGGGACTATAGCAGAAGGGCTCGTTACTCATAATAGCGTTAATCAAGTAACCATATCTTTCCAAATTTCACTCTCCGGAGAGATATTACTGAGGTAGTATAGAGAGCGAGGGAGAGAATCCCTCTCAATCTATATATGGAGTTAAAAATGCAATTTCTTGCACCTACAAATATTTTCGAAGGGGCTGTACAACTTAACAGCGCTCCTTCTGCTGATAACCACGCTGTTACCCGTTCTTACTTGGAAGCAAATTCTGTAGTCGGTATCGCTGCAGATTCTGCTAACTATGCTGAGCTTGTTACAGAAGGTGGAGATCTTAAACTTAAACTTAAGCCTCTTACCATTACAGATGTAAGCGTAGATACTACTGCTGCTTCTCTTTCTGCTTGGGTAACTGCTAACTATGAGAACGGTAACGAGAAACAAGAAGGTGATATCATCGTTCTTACTGCAGTCTCTGGGCGTGCTCAGACCTTTATCCATAATGGTGGTACTGCTGGTACAACTGCTGACTTCGCAGAAATCGAAGGTGCAGATGTTACAGATGCTGAAGTTCGAGGAGCCCTCTCTGCTTCTGCTGGTATCGATTATAATGCTGCTACTGGTGAGTTCACTGCTGATCAAGGTGAGATCCGAGGATTCTTCGCTGCTGGTACTGGATTATCTTACGATTCCTCCAACGGTACTTACTCATTAAATGTAGATAGCGATGGTATTACTGAAGGTTCTAGTAACTTGTACTTCACTGATGCTCGTGCTCGAGGTGCTATCTCTGTATCTGGAGATATCCTTGCTTACGATAGTAGTACTGGTGTTATCTCTATGTCAATCGATACAGGAGATGTAAGCGAAGGTTCTAACCTTTACTTCACTGATGCTCGTGCTCGTGCTGCTCTTACGGTTGGAGCTGCAGGTGCTGAAGATGTACAACTTCTTACTAAATCTGCTGCTGGAGTAATGAGCGTACTTTTAAGCGATGTATTTAATGAGTTCTCTGCAGGTACTGGACTATCTTTCGATGGTGGAGAATACTCTCTTAATGCTACTACAAGTAACGTAAGCGAAGGAAGTAACCTTTACTTCACTAATGCTCGTGCTCGTGCTGCTATCTCTGTAGATGCTGCTGGACTTGCTTATAACAGTTCTACAGGTGAGATCGCTCTTACTGCTGATTCTGATGATATCGCAGAAGGTTCTACTAACCTTTACTTCACTAATGCTCGTGCTCAAGCCGCTATCTCTGCAGATCCTGCAGCAGGTAACTTGGCTAGCGTTACTAATGGTGAAGTATTGGTTGCTAAGTCTCAGTTCCGAAGTACTTTCGCTCCTCAGAACTTGACCGCTAACACCTTTGCTACATTGAATCATGGACTCGGTGAGAAGATCGTTCATGTTTCAGCATACGATAGCAGCGGAAACAAGATCCAGTTAGATGTACAATTAACAGATGCTAATAACCTTAAGGTTAAGTCAGTTATCAATGTTACTGGTGCTGAAATTGTCGTATCTTTATAATCTCCTTACAATCCCTTAAAAAGGGCTTCGGATGTACCTCCCCAAGCCCTTCCCCTCGTTCTCCTCGAGGGGTTTTTTTTTATCCTTGCTAGTGCTGTTTTTATCGTTTATATTGCTTATGGGTAGGGTCGCTCCCGAAACAGCAGAAGAGCCCAGATAAATATATTATTCCCCTTTCTTCTAATGGTGCTAACATGGCAAATGAAATTACTAATACCGGGCTAGTCGGTGATTTAAGACTCGCTCAGATGATCTCTATGGAAATCCGCTTATTACTTAAGGATTCCGTAAACCTCCGTAACACTCCCTTCGTAGACTTCGTTGGATCGATAAATGGCCAAGGATCAGACACGATCCGAGTTCGCAAGGCGTTTTTAGATGGTGAAGATGGCTTTACTGCTTTCACTGGTGGAACCGAAGAGAATGCAGTAGCGAATACTGCTCTCGTAGATAGTCACGTAGACGTAGTATGTAAGCGTAACTCTCTTGCTTACTCTATTACAGACCTTGCAACTATGACAGGTATGGGACAGGATATCGATCCATTCCGTATCGCAGAGCATATCTCTAAATCTTACGATGCTTTATTCGCTAAACTTACTGCAGCTGTATTCTCTGGTTTTACTGCTCAAGTAGGTTCTGCTTCTGCATTGACTGTAGATATCTTCCAAGATGCTATCCAAGCATTGGAAGCAGCAGATTCTAATAAAGGTGCTCCGGGTCCTTACGTTGCAGTATTGCATCCTGCTCAGTTCGCAGAATTGCAAGATTCTATCCGTAACGAGACTGGTGCGGTAGCCTACGCTCCTGCTTCTTTCGAAGCCTTGGCTGCTAAAGGTTCTCACTATAAAGGATCTTTTATGGGTGTTGAGATCTATACCTCTTCATACGTGATTAACGGTGGATCTAACTACCAGGCTGCTATGTTCGCTCCAGGTGCTATCGGTTACGCTACTGGTATGCCTGCTGCTCTTCCGGGTGCTGCTGAATCTATGCAGATGGGAGAAGTTATGGTAGAGATGGATCGTACTGCTGCTCAAGCATTAACCCAGATCGTAGGACATGCTTATCTCGGTATAGCGATCATCAGTGATGAGCGTGGAGTAGAGATCGCTACTCTTAGTTAATCCTAACGGATTTCAATATGGGGAAGGGCTTCTGCTCTTCCCCTCGTTTTAACTTACAATGAGGTACATACAATGAGTTATAATCCGCAACCCTGGGCTCCAGTCCAATCGCAGAAACAAGAGTTACTCCCAGAGCAGGCTAATCATCCGTTCTTTTATAAGTGGCATCCTACTAACTGGAGTTATAACTACTTCGAGAAAGAAATAACGAAGGGTAAAACAACTAAGATCGAGCGATCTTTCTACTTCGTTCCCAATATCCGTATGGAGCATATCATTCCAGGAGTGAACGGAGTACATCAAATCCAAGGAGAGAGAGGTAACGCAGGCTCTCGGATTGGGAATCTACAGCAGAGAGGATGGGTATATCTAGATCCTGCGAAGTATCAGTATATACATCAATATCGAGTCCGTAATGGATACTATCATTGTCCTAAGTGGCAATCTGTACGAGTAGTAGGGAACCGAGTTATTAAGAACTTCGATAGAGAATCCTTCCTTAAGTGGTCCTGCTCTTTAATCCTAGATGGAACTCTCCAACCTATCGAGCCTCACTTCTGGGAACTCGAGAGCCTTACTCATCAGAAAGCCGTTGGAAGGATGCAGAACTCGCAGCATATTCCAGAGATTAAGGCTAAGATCGATGAGCATTACAAGATTCGAGAAGATATGCTATCATTTATCCAAGCCTTCCAAGAGAAGGGAATCGAAATTTATAAAGAGATAATCTAATGCCTACTAGCACTCCATACGCTCCGCAGATCAAGATCCCAGAACTCTTAGAGCGAGGGAAGTCTAATACTACAACATTACCGATCTACCGGGATGGAGTGCTAGCGGTTCCTACCGAAGTAAGATATACTCTCTACAAACCAGATCAAACCAAATTAATAGATAATGCCTCTGCTTCCTTCCCTGCTAATATTCCTACTTATGTCCATTCTCCTTCGAGTCTGGATGAGAGCTTGGTACTCGGAGAAGGATACCTGCAGGAGTGGAAGATTACAATTGTAGGAGATGTTTATGTTTTTCGTAGAATGGCAGCTCTTGTATTACGCAGGTTATATCCAGTCGTATCGGATGGAGATTTAACTGCTACGTATTCTCAGTTAGCAGATATTAGACCTTCTAACCTTACTTCGTATCAGACTTATATCGATGAAGCCTGGTATACGATGGTACAGAGAATGAGAACCGAAGGAGGAGGGCTCGAATATCTTGTGATGTCTCCGGAGGCTTTCCGGGCTGCTCATCAGAATCTAGCACTCTATTATATCTTCCGAGATTTCCATTCTAGTCTAGGACAGAGTAACGGAAGATATCTCGATCTTGCTAATGAGCACTTCGCTCAGTATAAAGATGAGTGGAAGCGGATTAACTTTATCTATGATCATAATCACGATGGTCAAACAGGTAACCCTAATGATAGAGTCGCTAAGCAGCCTGTAATCTACTTGAATAGTAACGGAAGATTCTCCCGCAGGATGAGGAGAAGATAATGCCTCAATCTCTCTCGAGTATCCGCAAGGCAATCGCTACGAAGATAGAGACTCTCTCCGGGTTCAAAGAATCGAAGCATACTCCGGACTTTTTTGGAAGAACGGAGAACACTGTAGCCCATAAAGCATTCTCTATATCCGTTGCATCTAGTACAGCAATGGAAGAGAGACAGCGTAGAGCGGTAGGAGTGTATCTCTCTACTCCTATGCAGGTAATCTTCTCTCATCGATTAAGACCTCTCGATATTTATCCTACGGATTACGATGCTAGCCTAGATGCAGAAGAGCAGGTAATCAATAAGATATTAGAGGTGTATTCTACGGATAATGAGTTTACTATTCGATACACCTCATCCGAGAGATCGGTTACAGATTCCCAAGAGTATATCCTTATTACTTTATCGTTCAATATATTACACACTATCTAACCTTATCGGTTAAAATAGTAATCATTATCCCCGGAGGCCCTCATGGCATATTCAACAGTCCCAAAAACTAAAAGAGATGGTAAGATCGAATTACTCGATGGTACTACTCCTACCGCAGTAGCCCTCGAAGTAGCGTACGAAGATGGTAACTTTACTTTCGCAGATCCTCAGCAGTTCTCGGAACTCGTAGTTATGGATCGAGGTAACTTCTCTGCTATCCGTAAGCAAGATGAGCAAGCGAAAACAGGCTCCTTCTCTTTCCACTTTAGACAGTTTACAGATGGATCGGAAGCAGGTAGTATCCGAGATTTCATTAACCAGGCTGGTAACTACGCAGGTAATATCTCTACTGGTACTGCTGGTACTCCATACGTAGAACATTATACAATCGATATTAGGTACACTGCAGAGGGTACAGACTTCGGAGATGATGCAGATCACACAGTTACATTATCTAAATGTGTATGCTCTCTTGACTTCTCAGAAGGTGATCCCTCTTCATTCACTCTAAACTTTACTTGTTACGGTGGAGTATCGGTTACAGGTCCTGCATAATCTAGAACAGCATAAGGAGGTACTATGCTATTAGATCTTAAGAAACTCGGGAAGCATGAGGGGAAGATTCCTTCCTCGATTGCTACTTGCTTAGACTTCGTATCCATATGGGGTACTCAAGGACTAAACCGAGCTCAACTCGGTAGGCTCTGCGCTGCTGCTATTGCGGTATCCGTAGACCATAAGCGAGTACTCCCAGCCTATCCAATAACGAGCGGAGATCCCATAGCCTTCGGATATAAGGTTCTCGATCGTTTATTGGATGCTGGAGTATCTCCTGCGAAGGTATACGAGATGGGGAGCGAAGTTCTCATAGAGATGATGAGAGTAATCCCTTCTGAGCAAGAGGTAGAAGAGAGAGCAAATTTTACGCAAGAGGGAGAGGAGGGCTAGATCTCCTCGCTCTCCGGATCTCTCTCCGATGGGGGAAGGATCCTCTCTGGTATTATACTCTCCCTGAAGATCTCCGAGTATCGCTCCTAGCAGAGTACAGGCTAGCGAATGAAGATCCGAAAGCATTAAAGGATAGACAAGAGCGGATAAAAAGGGCTAGAATGGAGGAGATAATACGGGGTAAGAGATGAGCACTAAAATCACTACTAAGAGAGCAGGAATAGAGATAGATACAGATCTCCAACAGTTCTATACAGGCTTCCTAGATACTGTAGCTCCGAATGCTCGTAAGGTGCTCGAGGATACTCTTAAGAAGATCGAAGAAGATGCAGTAAGAGACTGGCCTGTAAGGAAGCCCATTATCCGTAAGACTGCAGAAGGAGAGGTTACCTTCTTTAAGAAAACCTCTAAGGGCTCTTGGAAGATGTTCGAGAGAGGCTTCCGGATTCTCCCCGGTGGAGTATTCGAGGCTTATCTTCGTAATAGGGCTCCTTACTCTTGGACTATAAAGTTCGGAGTAGATTCCGAGAACAATAGAGGGCAAGATATTATCCAGCCTCAAGGGAAGCGGGTAGCCAATGAGCTCATGATTAAACCACAGAGGAAGGCAGCTAACAAGGTTGTTAAGGCTCTAGCCGATGACCTCATGCGGAGGATATAATGGCAGAAGAGAAAAGATCGATCAATATCGCTTATAAAGCGGATCTCAAGGATCTAATTAATAAACTTAAGCAGATGCCAAATGTAACGGAAGCGGAAGCCCGTAAGATGGTATCCGCTCTCGATAGGCAACTAAAGCAAGCGGAGAAAGCCGCTAAGAAGAGTGCGGATGCTAGTGCGAAAGCCGCTAAGAATGCAGCAGCAGCAGCCCGGAGAGGTTCTAAAGAATTCGATGATATGGCAGATGCTGCTCGGAGAGCGGAGGAACGCTTAGAGAGAGTGGGAGAGGCATCCGGAGATATCGATAGAGGATTCTCTTCTATAGGGCTCGCTCTTAGAGGTGTTAATCCACAGTTAGCAGAAGCAGCAGATGGATTAGCGGATGCTTTCGCAGTTACAGAGGGCTTAACTATGTCCTTCGCTGCTCTTAATCCTCTTGTTATTGCAGGAGGTATCGCTATTGGAGCCTTAACTCTTGGATACGTAGCCCATCAAGCGGAACTAGAAAAAGTAAGAGAGACTACTCTAGCCCTCCGGGATGCACAGAAGGCTCTAATCGAATCTCAGAACGAGCAAGAGAATAACCTTATCGATGCAGCAGGGAAACTACGAGAACAGAGATTGGAGTATCAACTGCTTACAGGTCAGATCTCGGAGTACGAGTTCAATCTCCAGAAAGCAGGAGAGGCAGCTAACGAATCCTTCCGGGGTAATATCGAAGCAGTGCAGAGTAGCATCTCCGAGAGCGAGCTTCTACTGGCAACTATCCAGAGCCTTAAGGATTCCTATATCGCTGCTGGGAAGTCTAACGTAGTTCTCTCCGAAGGAGAAGTAGAGAGATTAAGAACTCTACAGTTACAGACCGCAAGCGTAAAGAATAATCTAAACCTCACTAAAGAAGGACTAGCCCAGGCTGCAGAACTAGGAAAACTGGAGAAGGCTCTCCTCGCAGATATCGCTAATCAAACGAAGCAGAGAGAAGCGATCGAAGCAATGCAAGCAGAAGCAGTGGAAAAAGCTCAAGAGATGGTAACTTTCGAGAAAGAGCTAGCAGATGCTACGGAAGAGGCTGCTACTCAATCCGAGCGGAGAGCAGTAGCAACCGAGAGAACACTTACCGCAGAGGAAGAGCTAGCGAAAGCACTAGAAGAGGCTCTAGCCCTCTCGGATGATGTCATTAAGGAGAAGAACCTCCAAGCGGATATGGATAGAGCAATTGCGGAGGCCTTCCTAGATGATGAGGGTAGAAAGAAGCTAGCCCAGCAAGCGAGAATCGAAGAGCAGATAGGAGCCCTGGAGATGCTCGGTATCGCTACTGGAAGAGAAGCCGAGGCAGCTATGGCCATAGAAGCCTTAAGGCATGAGAAGAAGATGGATAACCTAGATACCGAAGAGGAGAGGATCTTAGGTCTGACAGAGGAAGAATTTAAAAATGCTGAGGATATGTTAGGGTATTTTAAGGATCTTACGGGTAGTCTACAGGAGCTTAACGAGCTCAAGATGGCATCTAATGAGATTGATGTAGAAGCATCTCAGAAGAAAGCAGAGAGCCTAGAAAAACTCTCCAAGGAAGAGCGCAAGCAGATGGAGAAAAGAGCCCATATGGCCATCGCTCTCTTCAATATGAGCAAGGCAGCGAGCATCGCAGAGATAGCGATGAATACTGCAGAAGCAGTAACCAAGGCTCTAACCCTTGGACCTGTACTTGGTCCTATTATGGCAGGTATCGCAACTGCAGCCGGAGCCGCTCAAGCTGGAGTGGTCGCAGCGCAACCCGCTCCGCAGATCCAATTCCATATGGGAGGGATCGCTCCAGATGAAGCGAACGCTAGAGTATTGCGAGGAGAAGCAATTCTAGATAGAGCAACTGTACGCAGGATGGGAGGAGAGCAAGGAGTACGGAATCTCCAGCAGGGAGGCTCTCCAGGAGTACAGACCGTAGTAATCCAACCCTTTAAGCACTTCGGAAGGTTCGCTAAGGATCTGGGAATTCAACAGACTAGAACAGTAGGAATACAAGGATATTAAGATGGCTACCAATATAACTCCAGACTATTTAAGAGGATTCCTCATTCCTACGATCTCTATATCGAAGGATAATCTATGGGCTGCTCAATCTCAGTACACCCAAGCGAACTCGAGAGCAGGAGTACCGGAAGCGCAGAGCGATGGAGTTAATCTTATACTCTCTTCTATCGGTTCTCAAGGTGAGGAGATCACAGTAGAGACTATCCAAGGAGGGCTCCCCGGAGAAGCCCGCTTTAAGTGGAAGGGAGAAGATAGTACGGAACTCGGTAAGGATGCAGCCCATATCCTAACAGAGTCCGGATATTGGAAGTACTCCTCGAGCACAGCTGTAGGAACTTACTTCTATAGCGATTGCGTAAGCGATTTAAATGGATCGATGTGGGTAATCTCGGAGATTCTAGATTCCTCCAATCGATATACCATCTCTCTGCGTAGACAGAAGCAGAGCGGAACAATAGATCTAGTAGAAACTTTCGAGAGCGTTATTCTAGTAGGAACTCCTTCGAGCCTGGGACTCCCTACGATTACTCGATTACAGGATGGGAGCCTATTGGTAGCCTATTTCCAGTACACAGATGAGAACGCAGTTAATATCAAGGTCCATAGATCTCTCGATGATGGAGATACATGGAAGCAGATCTCTCCAAGAGGGCTTATAGATTCTATTGCATCTAGTTCCAATGAACCTAAGAAGATGAAACTAGTAACGGTAGATAATACCGTAGTTCTCTTCGTAGAACTTGAGGCTAGCAATACAAATAGATTAGCGCAGTATGTATCCAGGGATGGGGGTACTACATTCTCTCTAGTAGATTCTATCTCGAGCATATCAGATGGATACTTTCACCAGCCTAGCCCAGTAGCCCTTCCAGATGGTACTATCGGAGTAGCGTATATCTCCGATACTCAAGAGTTAAACTTTACTAAGATTCCCAATCCGGGGATCAGATTATCCGCTTCTTATTGGACTGATTCGAATGAGAACACGATATCCACCAGTGTAACAACTTTCTCTAGCATTACCTCTAATGTGATGAGCGGAGGGAATGTTACTTGCTTCTATCAAGATGGATTAATATGGGTAATCGCTCAAGAGTACGGAGATGGAAGGCTAATCGGATTCTATTCTGAGGATATGGGTAACTCTTGGAGATATGCGAGCGGAGGAATTACTACAGCATCTAACGGATATATCTTAGACTACGGAAGCAACTCCGATAGATTGCTCAATCTTTCTTCATGTGTTCATGAGGGGAGAGCGAAGGTAATAGGCCATAATACGAACAGTGTATGGAGTCTAGCCCTCGGAGGTTACTCTTCTTTCTCATATCCTGCGAGATCGGATAATCCTCCCTTCTATCAGTATCTTGTATGGGAGAGTACTTATATCCCGGTTATGCTCCCTGCTAGCTCTAGCCAATACAATACTACAGGAGCGGGAACGCAGGCTCTCGATGATGAAGGATTAAATATTACTACCTCTGGGAATGTACGTAACTATAGATATTCTCATTCCGGAGGCTATTTCGATGAAGGGCAAGTTATCCGATTGAGGCTCCAAGTAGATCAAGGGACTAGCGTTCTATCCGATTATATCGCTATTAAGATCTTCCAAGATGATACAACCAATAGCACAGAACTCCAATTAAGATTCTCTACTACTACCATCCAAGTAAGAGATTCTGCAGGGATTAAGGCTACGATTACTCATGATATGACAGCCTCAACAGAGATAGTAATAGGGCTCTTCGATACAGATGCTGAGATCTACTATCGAACCGCAGATGGAGCCCAGGCTAAGAAGTGGACTCTCCAATCGATTACAGGGATAACGAAGGGAGCCAGCGGAGCGGGTAACTTCATTGAATGGGGTCACTTCTCCTTCTCTGGGGTCCTTACTTTCGAATCTCATTGGCAGGAAGTCTCGATTACATCTGGAGAGCAGGCTGGGCTCGGTAAGTTTACTCTACGAGGAGCGAAGTATCCTCCCCTTGGAGAGTATCAGTATATAGATCAAGGGCTCGCAATAACTGCGAAGGATTCTCCAGCGAGGGGAGAAGATGAGTATAAGATTACTCCTCGATATGATTACCCTATCGAGAACATATTCCACAAGATATCTCTATCTCCTCGAGTTACTTGGAGAAGTACCGGAGATGCAACCCAAGCGAGAATCCCTCTGTTTATCGATCCAGTAGTACAGGCTACAGAGAAGAATCTAGGGCTCTCAGATGTTCTAGGAGTGCATCTTGCTAACGTTAACTTCCGTAAGTTCTCTCTCCAGTCCTGGAATGGATCTGCATGGACTGTATTAGCAGATGTAGATATTAGCGAAGGATTTAACGGAACCTATATAAAGAAGGGGAATACCCTTATCTCTAACGATACTGGTAAGAAGTTCCTATTACGATATGGAGAGGCTATTGGATGGAGAGCAGAACTAACGAGCGGAGAAACTACTAAGATCGTTAAGATCCGTATGAATAGCGAGGGGATCTGGACTAATAATAACTCCGTTAAGCAAACGGTTCTCCAATACGATACGAGCCTTACAGATCCTAGCACTATTCCAGCCTCTGGAACCTTTAAGCTAATCCCGGATAGCATTACATTTATCAAGAGCAGATTAGATGGAGTGAACTTAGGCCAATACGCTCTAGCAATAGAGATCCCTGTACAAGATACTCTCGAGGGCTACTTCCAGATCGGATCTCTTCTTATGGGCTCCGTAGCCTTCCCCGCTCCGCAGTACCAGAGAGGGAGATCGATTACATACTCTCCAAATATCCAAGAGCAAGAGACTCTCGATGGAATGTTTTTCTCTCGTAAGATGAGCGCAGGAAGAAGGACTGCTAGCATAGCCTGGACAGAACCTATAGATACTACTCGGTTAAATGAACTCGATCCGGACTACTGGCAAATATCACAGAGCGCAGGAGCCCAGCCCATAGCGAACTACGGAGATCCATATCTTATGCAGGGAATCTTCCGCTATCTGAGTAATCGAGAGCCTCTTGTATATCTCCCCTCTATAGATGTAACTGCATTCCGTACCGGGTTAGATGGAGAGAACGAGGCAATCCTAAACCGCAGAGAGCAGCATCTTCTAGCGAGAACTACTGGAGAAGTTACAGTAGAGAGCGTTATAGGTGAAGAGATGGTTAACGAGATGTTCCGAGTAGCAACTGTGAACCTCGAGGAGATAGAGTAATGGATACCATAAAGCGGAGCGATATAGAGCAGGGAGATATCTGCTTCCTTATGGATATAGAATATTTCGGAGCGATATACCGATTCTCTACAGTACCTATCGATATAGAAGATACTGCAGAGAATACAGTTATCCCATATCGAGGAGCCCTAGAAGATCCTCCTGTTAATCTGCAGAGCGATCTCCTCGGAGTAGATCTCGAGGCTAATACTATCTCTATCGAATTAACTTTCGAGGAGGTAGACTGGGTATCGGAGTTCCTTAAGGGGAGAAGTATTAACGATGCTATCTGTACTCTCTCGATGGTGATAGTAATCGAGGGAAAAACTAAATTCACTCAGCAGGATAGAATCGGAATCTTTAAGGGTAGAGCACTAGATGCCATCTTCGGAGCCCCGGATAATCCTAAGGGTACAGTAGCATTTACTATAGAGAACTCTGTTAACGTGAGAGAAGCGAAGTTACTGGGAGAAGAGCACGTTATTATAGAGGATAACTACGCTATCGGTATCATCGAAAAGAGTAAGGGGAAAATCGTTCCCTTCGTATTTGGAGAACTCGGAACCAGCGTAAGAGAGCAGGCTGGGAGTATCTCCTTAAATGATGAACTTAGATGTACTCCATGCTATCAAGCCGGAGGAACGGTTACTTTAAAAACTCAATACTTCCAAGTAGCATACCATCAAGTAATGAACCCAGGCACCTCTCTAGTAAAGATCTTCGATGGGCAGGGAGGCTCCTTTACTAATCCCGTAGAGATTGCAGTAGATTCGAAGGGATTCCTTCATGCTTACGTACCCTTCTACCTACAAGGAATAGCAAGCCCAGAAGGAACCAATACACAATACGATAACTTCCAAGTATCGAGCCCGCAGATAGCCTTCCAATATTATGCTAGCTGGGGAGGCTCTAGAGGAGGGATTCCTAGTATAATGGGGGATGGACCTTTACAGGGTGCTGTAGATCTCTCTCTTTATGTACTAGAAAAAACGGATTTACTATTCGATTATTCCTCCTGGAATGGGCTTGCTCCCGTACTAGATCGGTACAAGTTCGGAGGCTATGTAAACGATCTAGATGTACCTGCTCTCGATTGGATACAGCAGAACATATGGAGCATGCTTCCTATTATGGTAGTAATGGGAGGGAACGGAATTAAGGTAGCCCTTAATCTCTATACATACTCCCAAGAGATAATCCCCTCTCATCATCTAATAGAGAGCGGAGAAGTAGAAATAATCTCTCCGTTAACTCCTCTGGAAGGTGAGATTATCAATAAGATTACTATCCGATTCAGTTACGCAGGTATGACAGGAGCGTATAGATCACAAGTTACTATCGATCCCCTCTTGGTAGAAGATGAACCTCTTAAATATAGAGATCCCATCGCTTATATCAGTTACACCCGGTACGGAATCCGAGAGAAGGTAATAGAGGCTCCCTTCGTATATGATCTACAGACTGCTATCCGAATTGCTAGAGATAAGATTAGAGCCCATGCTCTAGGGAACTACGCTATCGAGATCTCTGCTGCTCCGAAGTATGGATATCTAGATCTCGGAGATATTGTATCTATTACTTCTGAGAGGGTCGGATTAACGGACCATAAATGTCAGATCGTTAGCAAGTCATGGAGCGATAATCGCTGGAGATACGTTCTGCATATCGAGGATAATCCTATGGTATCGATACGTAAATAATCTTTCCCTCCTTTCATAGAATATCGGAGTATAGTAGGCTTATGATAGTATTCATAGATAGACAGCACGCAGGCAAGCCAAATAAACCAAACGATCGAGGAGCGGAGGTAACTCCTACTCCAGAGTTCTCTAATGGTATGGAAGCCTTATATACTGGTTATCTCTCTCTCATGATAGAGGAGAAGTTACTAGATAACGGAGTAAAGGTTCTCCCTATATCGGATGGATTCTATCCAGATAGGCATAAGCGAGTAAACGAATACTCCGAGCGCTTTAAGAATGAGAAGCAAGTTTATCTCGCTCTCCATTTAAATAGCGGAGGAGGAGATTACGCTTCTTTCTTCCATATGGGAAGCCAGCAGGGAAGCGATCTAGCAACGTGTATAACAGATAAGTTAAGTTACGCTAGTCTTCCAGGCCTGGTAAGATGTCTACCGAAGAAGTGTAGCTCTAGTGATTGGACTAAGAACGCTTGGTACACGATTAGAGGAGTAAGAGATCCGATCGCTATCTGCTGCGAGCCTCTCTTTATGGATACCCATCGAGATCTATTAAATCTAGAATCTCTGCGAGTTATTGCTCATGCAATAGCAGCAGGGATTATTTATTGGAGTCTGTAATGGAAGAGCCCTTAATCAATATCCTGTTAAACGGAGGAGCGAATATAGCCTTCGCTGCTTTTCTCTATATGCAGAATCAACAGTTACAGAAGAGAGCAGATGAGCGAGAGCAGAAGCAAGATCAAAGAGAGCAGGATATCCGAGATCGATACGATAAGGTTATATCCGATATGCAGAATCGAGAGGATGCTATCCGGAAGGAACTAGTACAAGAGATTAACGATCTAGATAAGAAGGTAACTACGCTGGAGACTAAGATACAGCATATATTCAAGATAGTAGATGAAATTAAAGCGCAGTTCTTAAGGGGAGTATAATCTTCTCTATCTCATGAGCTGTAAACAGATCGAAGGGAGCCCTCTTAAAGATGGTGAGATCTCCCGGTCCTGTATTCTCTACAGTAAACTCGCTCATAAAGGGAACCAGACCATCTATAGCGGTATAGAGTCTACGAGTATCTATTATCGCTATCCATAATCTACCAGAGTACAAGAAGCCCTCCATAGTTAGATCGGAGATCTCCTCTCCCTCCTGGATAGCCTTTAATCGAGAAGCAATCTCCAAGCCCATCTTCGGATACTTAGTTCTCTTCCATCTCAATGCGAAGTGCTGGCAAGGTCTACTCTTCCATAATCGAGCAGAGATAGTAAGTTCCTTATCGGTATCATTTTCTCTATATGTATAGTCTATACCATGCTTAAGATCCCGATCGGTTCCAATCTCGGTTCTCCATGCACCGGGGAATCTCTCTGCGAGCGTAGGTACTACGTACTTAAACCATAAAATATCAGATTCTCTTAATCTTTCTTGTGTACTTTTCATATCGTTACCTCCGATACGATAGCAATATACCACAAAAATATAGTAAATAATCTCTATTTTCTTGATACATATATAGAAAACTATGCTATAGTTAAGTATATCCAATAAGGGATACAAACAAGAGGTACAAACAATGAACTTAGTAGACTTGCAAAAACAAATCAATAACTCAAAAAATACAGCAGAAACATTAGCGGTAGTAGATGGATACAACCTCTCTATGGGTACTGTAATCATTTATAAAGCGAATGGACAAACATTAGAGATTACATCTGTAACTCACAACTATATCGAAGGATTGCAATATATCGGAACAGATAAAGATGGTGAGCAATGGTTAGTCAATGCTAAAGATATCGCAGAAAAATACACTATCAAAAAATAATCAATCAATCCGGGGAGGGCCTTCCTCCCCTTCTTACTCAGAGGTACAAACAATGAAAAGATATCAATATTTTACAAAGTATGAAGGGATTATCGATGCATGCAATCGATTAAGACTCTCTGGAGCCAATAAGCATAACGCTAAGGAGATCACAGAGAATCTATTTAAGATGTGGGTAGAAGGCTCTCAGAAGATGAGCGGAGAGAAAGTAGATAAGCATGATGTATATTCTAATCTCTATGTTCTTATCGAGGAAGAGAAACTGCTAACCCTTAACCAAGTAGCGAAGATCGCTAAGCAGTATGGGATCTCGAAAGCAGTTCTCGAGATGCGTATTAATGATTTCAGTAAAGTTAACTAACAAGAGGTACAAACAATGAACAAAGAAACTAAATTAACTATGATGGGGTATATCCTCGTAACTGTAGCAGTGTTCGCTATCCCTGCTACTCTTTCTGCTCTTTGCTATTTGATGGGGGTGTAAGATGAATAAGAACCGTAGAAGATACGTTAAAGAGAATGGAAGAACAGCACTCAGAAAGATGAGCAAGCGGAGAACACCTCCCAAGCCCATCTATCTAGATAACCACGTACCATTAAACGCAGTAGTACAGGTTGGAGAACTCTGTAAGATATGGAGCCCTATTTACTGCTCTTGGGTATGGGAAGCGAAAGTACAGATTAACGGGCTCGTACTTCGTAGAGAGGTATTCGAGGATAAACCGGAGGAGGCTGTAGCCTGGGCTCGTGCTAAGTATACCGCTATCAAGGATCCGCAGTTCGCTAGAGTTCTGCATGGATATATTATGGGCTCCGATTATGCTCTGGTAGATATTGCGGAGGTCTGCGGAGTAACTGAGAACGCTATCTCTAAATGGATCGCTGGAGATACCTTCCCCTCTGTAGTAGCCCTCGTTAGATTATGCGAGATGCTGAGTGGAGATAATTGGGAAACGAAGTATAATAAACTCTCCAAGATGATCGAGATGGAGAGAGTATAATGTGGAAACTAGCATATCAAGGTATTTTACAAGGTCCCCCCGTAGCAATGGGGAGGCCTCGTTTTACTAGAACGGGGAGAGCGTATACTGCTCAGACTTCGAGAACGTACAAGGAAGAGCAGGTTAAGCATCTAGAAGCAGCGAAGGGAGAGAACTGGGCTCCGCTCGATGGGATTCTTAGAATACAAATAACCTTTATCCATCCTAGAACGAAGAGATTACTAAGAGTTAAAGGAGAACTTCCGCAGGGTAGAATATGGAGACCTAAGAAGCCTGATATCGATAATCTTATTAAGATGGTTCTCGATATCATTACACAGAGTGAGATATGGATAGATGATAACCGGGTAGTATCTCTCTCTTCTGAGGACTACTACGCAGGAGAGATGGAAGAAGCCCATACTCTATTCTCTATCTATCAATGGAGGAGAGAGGATGCGTAACGATCCAAGTATAAATCTCCATCTAGGATGCTCTCTAGCTGCTATGCGAGAGATGAAAGATAACCAATACGATCTCGCTATAGTAGATCCTCCATACGAGATTAAAACCTCCAATCCATATAAAGGAGGAGGAAGATTAAAAAATGGAAGTCTTAATACAGATTATAAAATAGAGAGATGGGATAAGGCTCCTCCTCCGGAGTACTTCGAGGAACTCTTCCGAGTAAGTAAAGAGCAGATCATATGGGGAGGGAACTATTTTAACCTCCCTCCTACTCGCTGCGTAATCGCTTGGGATAAGGTCCAGCCTTGGGAGAACTTCTCCGGGTGGGAGATGGGATGGACTTCTTTTAATAAGCCCGCTCCTATATTTAAGCATGCTTTAATACTTGGTAATCAAGTACCTAAGATCCATCCTACTCAGAAGCCTATCGAACTCTATAAATTTTGCTTAGAGAAGTTCGCTAAGGATGGAGATAAGATTCTAGATACTCATCTGGGGAGCGGTTCTATCGCTTGCGCTTGTTATGATCTAGGATTCGATCTAGATGCATGGGAACTAGATCCGGAGTACTTCGAGAGAACGCTGGCCAGGTATAACGAGCACTCTAAGCAAACTAAATTATTCTAGGAGGAGAGATGGAGAAAACATTTAAGATTAGCACCTTCTCTTCTCACTATGAGGTTAAGCCAGTAGAAGCAGAACTCGATCTTAGAAAACTAGCCCAGGCCTTAATGCTTCCTGCGGTTCCATATAAGGTACGAGAGAAGAAGAGCCTCCCTCTTTGGAGTCCTACTTCCTTCGCTGGTAATCGATGCGGTTCTCATGCTATCGAGGTATCCTGCTTAGTATATGATCTCGATGATGGAACCGAATTTGGATACTGTACTTCCTTCGATCAATATCATTCTATAGCCCATACATCCTACTCAAATAATGCAGAGGTAGAGAAGTGGAGAATCGTTCTCCCTCTGCAGGAGCCTATCCCCGCTACTGATTGGAAGAGAGCAGCGAAAGCAGCTAAGGAACTATGGGATAATCTAGTAGGAATAGGAGAACCGGATTCCAGTGCTCTAACGGATTGCGCTAGGATGTATTATCGATACGCTCTCCCAGATAGAGCGGATGCTGCTCTGCAGAGAACGAAGGCCAATAAAGGAGAGGGCCTGCTACGCTTGGATTATTCCCATATTCCGAAAGAGGAACCGAAGAAAAGATATAAGAGATGGGAGAGTAAGAGAGCAGGCTCGAAGAGTGGAATAGAGGCTCTATTCA